GTACATCCATGAAGGGCTTGATATCCGATGGCGACATTGAAATCCCCAGTGGTCAATGCCTCGGCGGATTGCTCCCCCAAGGCGACATTCCACTTACCAGTAGATTCTATTGAATCACAGGCTAATTTCCCGAATATTGTGTTTTGCTCACCAGCATCATTGTTACTAAGGCTAATTCTAGAATCAGCATCTAAGGTAAGAATATCTGTTTCTGTTCCAGCTTTCATAAGCTGAAAACCCATCTTACCAGCCTCAGACCCACTGCTTACATCAGTTTGATTGACTTTAATTCTTGCATAGACATCACTTACAGGTGTGCCAGCATCATTTAAGCCATACCACCGAATTTGTCCAAGTTCATCATTATCTTCAGGACTTGCACTTGCATGGTTAAAATACAATCTTGGCGAGCCATCACCAGCGTTTGTGTTTTTTATTGTAAGAATTGGCGAATCTGCTGAACTACTTTCAAAATTAATCGCAGTTCCATTAAAATTTGTAGTTGCAGTATTAACTTCTGTGGTAGAAGAACTTAAACTGAATAGTACAGTTTCACTTGCACTTGTAATTCCTTCAATAATTTCTAAGGCATCTGAACCAGAGTCGTATTTAGCAGAATAGTCTGAGTCGCTTCCAAATATCACAGATCCTATATCATCTTCTAACTTTACACCAGATCCATAATTACCGCTACTTCTTAAACCCAGATAACCGACAATACCGCCTTGACTATTTGCTAATCTGATACCGCTAGTTCCATCAGCTCTTATTTCATAAGGTCTTAATTCATCACTAACTACCAAATCGTCGGAAGCAGTTAAAACGCCACTGACTTCCATAGCACCATTAACATCTATTGTAGTAGCGTTTATTTCTATTTCTGTATCACTTACTAAATCCAACACACCATCAGCAGATTGATGTATATATGTTCCAGTATCTCCAAATTGTAATTGATTTGTTGAACTGATTATGGTATTTGCGGAAAAAGTTTTAGAACCGCTAAAGGTTTGAGTTCCAGAAAGATGAGCAGTATCTGAATCTAAATAAGCACTAGCAATTACATCGCCCGTCCAAGTAGCATTGGTAATTGAGCCAGATATGTCCACATCGCCATCTATATCCACTGTATCTAAGTTAGCAGTTCCATTAACGTCAATATCACCTTCAATATCAACGCTATCCGCTACAACTAAATTTCCATCGGCAATATCCAATGCAGTTTGTCCATTTGTTCCGGTAATGGTTAATTTCTCTTCACTTGCATCCCACACCAAGCTATCGCCAGCAGTAGCTGAATAAAATGTAACATCATAACCAGATCCATCAGTACCTATAGTGAATGTACCATCTAGCTGCACATTTCCATCTATATCCACTGCATCTAGGTTTGTAGTGCCATTTACATCAATATCGCCTTCAATATCTACATTATCCGCTACAACTAGATTACCATCAGCTACGTCTAAAGCAGTTTGCCCATTAGTTCCAGTAATTGTTAATTTTTCTTCACTTGCATCCCAGGCAAATGAATCTCCAGCAGTTGCCGAATAAAATACTACATCTGAACCTGAACCATCTGAACCAACCGTTAAGGTTCCTGTAATATTTGAATTGCCTTGTATTATTTCGTCAAACGATAAACTTCCACCACCAGAAACTTGCAAGTCTCCTGTAATAACTAAATTACCATCTATTGTACCGCCATTACCCAGGTCTTGCGGGTTTGAGCTACCCATCGAATTAAACATCTAAATCTCCACAGTTCTTACCGCACCAGTTGTGGTGCTTGTTGAGTTATAATTAAAATACACTGTATTTCCTAAACCACGAGGAATAGTTAAATATGTAGTTGTATTTTTTGGTATAATTAAATCATTATTAGCATTTACATTGGTTTCAGATGTCGTAAAATTAAAATATATTTCAACTGCGGAATGAACGCCTAAAGTTGCAGTAGTTGTGGCTAGTGCTAAATGAATAGTGTTTGCTGGATCAGCACTACTACCAGCAGTACCTACTCCATTGACAGACCACTCACCGCCAACTGTTGAATTAAGTGCTTCTTGGACACTTCTCTTATGTATCTTTGCCATTTTTAACTCGACTTTCTATAGACGATTGCAAAATCACCACTAGCTATTTGAACTGAGGACCATTCACCATAAATGGTTTGTCCAGCTAAAAGTGTGACACTAGACAAAGTGTCCCAAATATCTGTATCTACTGATGTAGCTGCCGTAACAACACAATCGACTGATAATGCTTGAATTGCGACATAAGTGTGTGAATTAACTGTGGCGTTGGTGACGTAATCATACCCACCGCCACCTAAACGATTGGCTGCTTCTTGGGTACTATAACGATGTAGATTTGATGTTGCCATATCTTCTCCTAATCTCTAAGGTGTGGCGAACCGTGAACGAGCCTGAATAAAAAGTTATTTTTTCTTTTTATTTATTCTTTTCTTTGGTTCAGTTTGTTTTGTTTCTTCTTTAACAATCCTTGGACCGCCAAACGAATTTTTTATTACTTCAAAACCATTATTTACTTTTTCTTGAGCTACTTGTCTCGAATCAGTATGTTCGTAATGGTTTCCTTTTTTTAGTATAATCATAACTGCTCCTATATATTACCCCAGCCGATGACAAGCATCGGCCAGGGATTATCACTCTATTTACGGATTCAAAAACTCAATGCCTTTGACATGGTTTGAAGTCGTAATGACAGCTCCATAAATCACATCAGCAACAACTTTTGTACCGAGGTAATCGACACTATATTCGCTTTGTACCCGAATATTTTGTTGAACTGCTACAGCAATCGCAGACTTGTGTACTAAGTACGCTGCCTCGATTCCTGTGGAAGTGGTTGTAGGAATTAACGAACTAGTGAATACTGGAATACCAAATAGGTTTCCAACTTCGCCAGTTTGCATGACTGCATTGTCATTACCAAAACCAACACCAGCACCTGAGTTATTTGTGACAAATGCTTTGCTGTTTAACAAGTCAGCATAAATCAGCGGATTCACGAAGAACGCGCATTCATCGGCTGGAATATCATTTGCCATTAGTGTACCAAGTGCAGTCTCTACATCAGCATTGGACATACTATTGTCAGCAGCTAATGATTGAGTAGTACCAATAGTTTGAAGCAATGCTTCAATCTTAGTATCTACTGCTTTTGCAAGTCCATAAGCCATGGATTGTGCATACTTGTCAAATAAACTTTCATTGGCCTGGACCATAGCAATATCCTCAAATAGCTTCGCAGCATATTTGTGTTGATCAAGTGCCAGATCAATGTCAGTTTCAGTGTTAACACTATACGCGACACCAGTGTTTGCATCTTTGTCTGCAACTGCAACCTCTTGGATTGTCGGAATGTGTAAAGTATCACCTCGTCCTTGAACCAAGCTTGAGTAATCGTCAAAGAATGGTTTTAGGACTAGCTGTTTTTCAAAATATCGGTAAACCAAATGTTACAGCAAGTTTTTTATCTTGCATCTTAAACTTTCGTCTAAGTATCGGCATATCTTTTCATCTCAATTAGAGATGGCGCGAACTCTTGGATTGATTATATTCTGCACTACAGTTTCACAATCTATGCTCTGCCCTTGACTAAGTTTTTACACTCAGCCTTCAGTTCGGGTTAGCGTATCTTTCGATTTAGCTTCCCCGCTTAATTTCGCACTCATAATTAATGCAATCACTTACATTAACGGCATTACTCTACCATCACTCCAAAGCTCTGGAATGAACACATCTAACTGCGCTCCAGTGCCTCGTGTAGTATCTCCCGAAAAAGCGGTATAAGCCATTTGTTATCCTTTTTATTTGATATAGCTTGCTACGATTTTATCCCAGTGCTTGGTACGATCTGCACGATTCATTTTTGTCCAATCTTGTGGCAAATCATTACCAGCCACTGCTGGATTATTCGCAACAGCTACTTTGGGATTTTGAATTAATTTTCCATGCAACGCTCGCAATTTACTCAAAGGTAAATCACCGAATGTTGCACGATCTTCTTCCGAAAAATCAGCAAGAATTTGATCGCGTAATGCAGTTTCTTCAGCTCTTGCATTTTCTACAATTGGCTCAAGTTCTGCTATTTTCGCTGCTCGCTCCTCTGCGAGTTCTTGCCACTTATTTTGCTCTTCCATCTGCTTCTGTCGATTAGCATCGATCTTTTTTTGTAAAGCAACAAGTTCTTGTTCTGATTTTTGCGCTCTTGCCCTATACTTTTTGCTTTCTTGCACTAAGGCTCCATAATCGGGCAACTCTATGTCCTTATCTTGGCTTTTAGGAGCCACCTCTTGAGATACTTGTTTTTCAACTGGCGATCTCGTACCTTCCGCTGGCTGCGGTGTTTCACTTGCTTGTGTTGTGTTTTCTTCAGACATCCTGTCTTCTCCTTTTCATTAAATATGCAGAACTACTGCTCTGCCATGTATTTTAGAAATATTTGCTGCCACCATTTTGGCAAGACCTACTGCAACTTCTTCTTCTACCATAGGTCCTAATTTTTGATTATCGGCTACTAAACGTAATTCATTATTAACAGATAACTTAGTTCCATTTTTACTCTTACGAATGCCGTATTTAATTTGTATGTTGGATAGAATTTTTGAACTAGCTACCTGGAACTTTTCTAAAAGCATATCGCCACTTAGCGTTAGATTGGGTGGAGTAATTCCAAAACTAATCTGATTTTTCTTACCAGTTTTCCCAAGTGCTTTTCTTTTCGCGTATTGTGGTGTATATGCTTTGAATGGTTGGCCATTTGCATCAACACCAGAACGAATCTGATCAATGTGTGTTTCTTTTATATCTTCTGCATATTTATTGATCTGAGAAGAATTAAAGTTTAATATTTTGTCAAATTGAAACATCTGTAGGAATCCAAAAGTGTCTGCAATTTGCTCCACCAGCCGATTGCAAAGCATCGGATTTAATAGAACGAATTTGATTTGCTGTTAATGGTTGTTGATCTAAGAATGTTCTACATACTGGACGATTTTTTTTGTCTCTTGGACCAATATATCTGTATTCTGTTGATGGCGGTAGGCCGTCTGTCATCGTGAGAACGACAGAACGACCATAATTAGATAACATAGTTCCAACCATGTTATCTATCCTGGGAACTGTAATTTTAAGATTATTCCGCACCAAATCACGAATAGCATCTCCATCGAGATTACTGAGAACACCTTGTGCCACACTTGAGCGAATAGATTCTGCAACATTTACTGTAACTCCATTGATTGCATTACGGTTAATACGTCTAAGTGCTTGAAGTTGAACTTCGCTTGGTGACCCAAAGAACGGCAAGCCATCCAATAGATTATCGCTATAATCCATGTAGGTGTCCACAGCGGCAACCAAACCCAAACTTTCAGGAGTGTCAATCTCATTGTATATTATGTTGCCGTAGTTTGCCAACAACAAAAAAAGCAACAGCTCATTGTTATCGTCTTCATCTTGTGCCTCAACTTCAGTAATGAACTGCTCTTGAAATTGATCAATTGCTGCCGAATAGCTGTCTACTGCTTCGTCTATCAGCACTTCTTAGCCTATTTAATAAATTATCTGGCTCTGGCTCACTGTTTATCGAGTTTTGACGTTCAATAAACCGTTGCCTGTCAATGTCATTTGCATCAGGATTCATCGTATCATACCAATCAATAGGCTCTGCTAACCCACGACTAAATAACCAATCCCAATATTGAATTTCCATATCTGGAGTCAGGGCATAATTCGGCTCCATAAAATCCACTTTATAATCTTCGCCCACATCTACGCCAGTTTCCACCTGGATAACTTTGCGATCCACCGCATACCTTCTATGTTCCCAAGGTCGCCATGTGTCTTCTGTTACTGCGGTACGTTCATCTACATTTTCCATTTCAATAATACTAAGTGAAGCAGCAGAAGGCGCATTACCAGCATCATCACGAGCGTAC